AATAGGCAAGCCAAGTCGGATCTGCTTCAACACTGCTGAAACCATGTCACCGCCCTGATTGACTTCAACCAGAATGCTGTCTGCTTTCCATTCGTCAAACACTGCAACCGCTTTGCTTGCCCATTCCAACGGTGAACCCTTGAACGAGTAATCACCCAGCACATACCCTTGTCCAGTTGCATCAGATCCAACAACAACAATTCCTGTTTCGTCGCTATCTTTAGTATTTGTCACCGCAGGATCCACAGACACCACAATTCTCGCCAACTGAGGTGCTTTCTGAAGCCTGTTGCGTTCAATTAGTCCCCTAGTCCACAGTGCGCCTTCAACGTCATCTAGGATCTCACCGTACAACTCTTGTCTGCCAAGCCTTGTTCCAGCGTATCGTGCTTCAAGTTCAAGCAGTGCTGAGGGTGCTAGGTTTTTTGCGTTATCAAAAGTAGATCCCCTAGTCACTGCAACTGATCCGTCATTGCGCAACGCCAAAGATCTAATCAGCGCTGTTGGTCTAGGTGTTGTTGTAACAACAATGCGTGGTTTATCTCCCAAGCGCATACCAAACTGCAACTGATCCCAAGCATCTGAATAACGGTATGCCGCTAACTCATCGCACCAAGCACCGTGATGCTGTGGACCACGAAAGCGATCAGGCTTGTCTGCTGAAAATAACTTTATTTGCGATCCGTTGGTCAAAAGGATCTCGCCAAGAGATCTGTTCCAGTCTTTTAGCACTTTGTATCGTCTCAGGACATTCAAAACACCTGACTCACCCTCAACACAAGTGTCTCTTGCGTCGCCGTAAGTAGGTGCAACTATCGCCCAGCGTGTTTCAGGCTGACTGATTGCTTCCCAAGCAAGCCACTCTGCTGCTGTGCGTGTCTTTCCTGCACCGCGTCCAGCCATGTACAGCCAGACATTCCAATCACCGTCAGGTGGTAATTGTTCCTGTCTCGCCTGTTCCTGCTTCCAGCGCCAGCGTGACGCCCTGATCCATTCTTCTGAGTTCACGGGCAATTCTTTCAATATCGGCATCAATTCCGCTTGCGTCATACGTGATCACCTCTGCTTGGATCTTTGTTGGGGCATCTAGCCCTAATAACTTTGCGCGCCTGTCAATTATTTTCAAAACAATCTCTGCTGATTTATGCACTGGCGGGTTGTTCTTATCTCCAATAGCCTCAAACCAATACGCCCTTTGCAATCGGTCTAAGCGATCAATCTCAGCATCACGCAGTTCATCTGCTGGTTGCTGCAACGTGCGTACCATTGCCCTTTGATAAGCCTTGAACGCGCCTGAGCCGTTGGAATACCCAACCACCTGTGCAATCGCGTCCCAAGTAGCCCCTGAGCGCTTTAACTCAAGCACCTGTCGCTCTTTGTCAATTTGTTCAGGCTTAGGTGTTTTTCTCATCTACGTTTCCCGTTCATCAGGAAAAGATTACATTATGCATGAGATCTGCGCCAGCCTGCGGTGTTAGCCCTGACGGGATTTCAAATGCTTTGTAGGTTGCAGCAAGGTTGCGGTGCTTAGTCTCTCTGCCTTTAACCCAAGTAGGGTTTTGTGTCTTGCCTGTCAATAAGGATCTTTGTGCGCGACGCTCAGCGCAAATTGCAGGCTCAGTGTTGAGGTAAAACAAATGAAAGTCTGCAACGCTCTTACACAAATCAAAGAAACGTGAATTGGCTAATCTGTCGCCTTCTCCGTAGATGATTGAATAGTCTTTGGCGATGTTGGGTAGCCACGGTTCAATACCAAGTATCGCCGTATTGCCAAGCGTGTCTGTTCCACCAAATGCTGGTCTGAGCCAACCGAGTGAGAGTGCGTCCCCATGTTGAGTGTGATGTGTTCTGAATTTGATTGGTTGTTCATGCTTTGCCGTGTCCTTCCAATCCTTTGTGAATGCCTCAGTCAGCGTGGTTTTTCCTGATCCTGGTGCGCCTATCAAATAAATAATCTTCATTTTGCCCCCTTTGTAATCTAGCAACTATAAACTGTCAAGCCACTTTTCTGCAATAGCAGGTGATAGCCCGTACCCGCTTCTGGCTAATCCTGAAAAGTAGGCATTGCGCTGACCTAACTCTGGGTAAATTGGTAGACCGCCTTTGCCCTTTGCTCTCCAGCCTAATGACATCTCCCAAGTTGCGCCTGCTTTAACAATTCCCAACAAGTGAGCCTGTTCTAACAATTCTTCAGCCTCTTGTATTGCTTTATCAGCGTTTGCGTTGATTGAGGATCCGACACGCGTTACGCCGTTGATTTGTGCTGCTGAGAGTGATTTGTATGGTCGTATGTGATGAACGCGGTACGGTGAATAGTCCAGTTCAGCGTCATGCGAGATCCAAGTAACCCCTGCAAACAGCGTCACGTCACGTGCTAGATCCGCCCCGTATGCACCCGTACAATTCAAGATAGCGTCAGCATTTATTGACAATCCACTGCTTAATTCAACATTTTTGTCAGAAATGCGCACAACCCGTTCAATTGTGTCGGGTTTTAACAATGGCACAATCGGATCTACCAGCCACCAGTCTTTTTGTTTGTTCACTTCTTTGTTGCGCCAATTTGATACATACGCTTCTCTGGATCCTGCTGCGCCCCAAGCGCTGTACCATTCCCAAGATCTTTCAAGATCAGTGCGCTCAGATTTGTCGAACCACGTTGGTCTAATTGTTGCGAGCGCAGATCTGGACGCAGACTGATCTGGCGCGTGGTCAATCAAAGTTACGTCCCAACCTTTAGAACGTGCGATACGAGTGGCTGAGGATCCTGCAATGCCAGCGCCAATAACAATTAGTTTCATCTCAGTGCAATCTGTTTTGTGTCGCGGTAAATTGTTTTGCGGTTTTTGTCTATGCCTTCCCAACCGTTCAATTCACCTAAGTATTGATGAGGCAAGGTGTCGTGTCGTGCTTTGAAGGCTAGGTGTGTCAAATCTGACGGGACACGCAACAATTGTTCTTGCATTTCATCAATGTCAATACCGACGTAGTAACGCCCTTTGGTCATTGCATAAAAATCGCAAAGTGATGTTTCAGCAGTCTCCATGCTGACTTGCGATACTTTGCCTTGCAAATGCTCAACCACCTCTGCGCTCAAATCGTCTAAGCGTGCAACCTCAGCAGGTGAATTGCCTTGCGGTAGACCAGGAAAGAACAGCCCCAGCCCTTTGCGTGGTCCACTTGAATTGGCGTTGCCCATGTCAGGCACTTCAAGGTTAAACCCGTGAGACTTCATAAGGATCTCTGCTGTTTTGTATGCTGCCCAGCGTCCATTACCAAACACCGTTGCCAATTCATTGTTGAGTGTTTTCCAATTCTCAATTGGATCCTGCGACGTAACCGCCGTGTCCAACCAAGCGCCTAATCCGCCGTGTTTATGTGCTTTGGCACATAATGAGTCAAGGTGTTGTGCAAAGCGCAATGTTGCTCTGTGAGATCTGCGTGGTTGTGCAATTGGGAATTTGAGCGTGTCTTGATCTGGAACAGTCGGTGTTGGATACAGGCTAAATGCTTTAAGTGCTGAGCCTATTTGATAATAACCAACAAACAAGAACGTCAGCCACAATCCACTGTCCCTGTCCATTGAGTCAGCAAACCATTTCAATACTGGGTAAGCAGGATCCATGTCACGCGATTGGGTTTGTGCTTCGTGAAATTGAGCGTAATCAGCCCAAAGGCTCACTTATTTTTGCCGCCAATTTGAGGCATAGGTATTTCGCCCTTGAGCGCCTTTGCCATGTTGTCTTCACGATTGGTTCTGCTTACGCGCGCTTTTGATGTCTCTACTGCAAACGTAAAACAATCTTTCATACCTCTCAAGGCATAGTAAACGATTGAATAGCGGTATGAGTCTTCAGCGGTAGGTGTCATTGGTGTTACGCCGTGAACGTATTTGTATCCTGCAAAGAATGTCACCCAGCCGTCACGACAAGAACAAGTGAAATTGTATTCAGGCAGCGTTAGGTATCCGCCCTTCATTTTTCTGCGGATCACAGGCATTGCAGACCAAGTGGCAAAGTTGAAACCGTCACGGTGATAAGGCAATGTTGAAGCCTTATTGACAACGCCTGATGTCCAAAGTGCATCATCAGTCATACGCCATTCGTCAGCCACGTTGTTGTCAGCAAGCGCTTTTGCGTCTGCTGCGTAAAGTTCAGGCGCAAATTCTTTGTACATCTGTGCAAACTTTTCAGCAAATGCAATTAGCACTGCGTGTTCATTTGGTTGTTCGTGCGCCAATGATGTTGCTCTGCAACTTTCTCGCTTCTGAAAGATCTTGCGTGGCGCCATACCAAAGGTGCGTGATTGATTTTTCAAGCCTGTTGATTGTCTAATTGTTGTGCCGTAGTTAATGTTTAGCACAGACGCGCGCAACAAATCAACTTCTTCTTCCATTGGGAAGTAAACAAAAATGACTTCCTCAGTATCGTCGTCAATCCAAATACCTGCTTCAGTGCAAGTCGGTTCATAATCGGGAACAACAGTACCTACCAGCGCGCTTGCATCTTCTTCAGACATAACACGCTTGATGCGGTGTACGGGCAACTCAGATAAGTTCATGCGGGCATTTCCTTTCTACTGCGTCTTCCACTAATTTCAAAATTGCTTCACCGTTGCTTACCAATCCGTTTGCAGTGCGGTATTCAATCAGCGCGTCTACGATCCAAACATAAATGTCATTGTGATAGTCCAGCATCAGCATACGCGTAGCCTTGTTGGTGTATCGCTCTGCGTAATCGCTAAGCGTAGGTATGAATTGCGTACCTGATTGTCCACTTTCTCCGACTTCAAGTGCAGCAAAAAGGGTTTTGTGTTCAAGTGTTGGCAGATCTTTCTCTTGGATCTCAGCCTTGAGGTCATCGTATTCGTCAAACGTGTATCCAGATCCTTCAAGGTTGCCCATGCTGTCAAGTAATTCAGCCAACACCTTGTTGTCGTATCCGCCCATATCTGATGCTTTGTTGTCAATTGCTACAATCTTTGCTGCTGTGGCGCTATCAACATCAACGTACACCACGTCAATTGTGTCCCAGCCAAGTTGCTTTGCTGCACGAAAAGTGTGATTGCCTGCAAGGATCTCGTTGTTGTCTTTGTTTACTGTGATTGGCTTGTATTGCCCGTATTTGGACAGCGACTCAGCAATAAGATCCACGTTGCCTTTACGCGGGTTCTTGGCGTATTCGTTTAATTCTGCAATCTGTGCCTTTGTGATTTCCATAAAGTCAGTTTACGCTGAGTTGTAATCTTGCGTCAAGTAGATCATCAATGCTTGCTGTCAATAATTCCCGCTTGCGCCAATCCATGCGGTTGCCATACTCGTCAGTTTTAAGCATTTTGCTGACATGGGCAATAGCCTCATCAATCTCTTCAATTGTGAGGTCTTGCTCAATGGTTAGTGACATTCCCCGATACTACAATTTATTACGGGGTGCGCGCTTCTTCGGCTCAGGTTGCTCTGCTTGCCATTCTTCTTTTAACAGCACGTCGTAATTTTCAATCATGAACGCAAGATCTTCGTGACCCCTTGAGCGCAAACTGTCTGCAAATCTATTGAGCGCGTGCTGCACTCTTTCTTTGTCTAACTTCATGTTTCACCTTCCTGGCGGTTTCAAAGTCCAGCACCTCATGTTCAAGATAAAACACTGATTTGCCCTTTTTGCTTTTCCACACCAACTGCTTACGAAATTGCAATTGACGCAGGTGATTGAGTGTAATGTTTAATTGCTTAGCGGTCTGATCCGCCGTTAGCCAGACAGGATCTATTACCATGAGGGTGCTTCATTGCTTTGCTTGCGAGCGCTAACAGCCTTGATAACTTTACCGATCTCGCTAATGTTCAACTCCAGACCTGTCTTTTCTACGCCTTCCTTAGTGGTGTAGGCGCTTGGCTTCCAAGATCCCTGTATCAAAACACTATCGCCCTTAGAAAGATTGTCTATTAGGGCTTCTGACTTCTCGCCCCACTGTATTGCTCTAAACCAAATTGTTTCGCCGTCAATCCAAATTTCACCTTGCTTTACGCGTGGGGTGTAAGCCAAACTGAAACTGACGTATGCCTTGTTGTTCTTTGTAAACTTGAGTTCAGGATCTGTCCCCAAATTGCCTTTGATTGTTATGTCCATTTTCGTTGCCTTCCTGTAGTGTAATTATTGTACCGTCATTTTGTAATAAAACAATTGAGCCGTCAGGCGTATGCATTGGGTGTTCAGTCGGATCTCTCCAAGAAGGAACCATAAACCCCATATCTTCAGCCCACTGCGGGTTAGCGTGAATGCTGCCCGTACTCATGTTGTGGCAAGAATGATGAACGCGCATAAGGTTGCTGGCGCTGTCTTTGCCCCCGCGTGATTTCAATTGTCGGTGGTGCAACGCCATTGTCGCCTTCTCTGGCTGACCGCAGGCTTCGCAATACCCCTGAGCGCGCTGTTCAACCAGCGTAACAATCTTTTTGTCAATCATCGTCTTCGTCATCGTCTTCGTAGGGAATGTGTGTTGGATCGCTGCTTGGAGTCCAGTTAGGTTGTGGAAAATTAATACTCATCAGTACCATTTACCTTTCTGCCAAAATGCCCACGCCCTGCAAGGTGTGTTGTATCTGTGGATAATGTATTTAATGCCAAGATCTATTTGCACATGAGGGTGCAGTTTTGGGGATAAACCCAAGATCTGCGGTATGCCGCCTGCGCGCTTGCCGTTCACTTTAACGTGGTTTTGAGCCTTTGGGTTCCACCCTGACTCTTTGCCCCACAATGACGTCAGACAACTATACTGCTTTGAGTCGCCCCAAATTGCTGTAACTTTGTGCTTGGCGTATTGCTTTGGTGCCAGCAGTTCAACGTAATTTCCTGGAGCCTGAGCCTGAGCCTGAGAAGCAAACACAATTCCTACCGCTAATGCGGCGCTTAAAAGGATCTGTGCAAAACGCTTCAGCCCTCAGCCAATCGCCAACTTTCTGCACACTTCGCAAGCATTGTTACCGTAAATCCAACTGCCGCAGGTGCAGCGCTTAATTGTCGTGTCCATGTCTTCGCCTTTCGGTTGGTTTTGGGACAGGGTTTATTTTACTGTAATAAATATGTGCCGCTAGGCGTTTGAAAGGTCTTACTGTGCGCCTTTCCGTTAGGTTCAATCAGGACTGCTTCGCGCCAGTGACGGGCAAATCCGTAATCATCAACCTTATCGTAAGCGTGAACCGCGTCTAAACCGCAGTCATACTTCTTGCTCCACACTACACCGTCAGTAATAATTTGAAGTAAAAACACATCAGGCTCAGTGGCTTCAACTTTGTAATCAAACCAGTATTCGTGGTTTGGATCCTCAGCCTGATAAATGTTCTTGATCCTTGCTGCCTCTAATCGCGCCTCTTGGTCAGTGTCAAACTCTTTCGATCCTTGAGCCACAATTTTGTTAATTGTGTATTCGTACTCCATTACGCCACCAACTCTCTCATCATGTCGTCCAGTGCCTTGTAATCCAAACGTGTGCTTACCCAAGCAATGTTGTCGTCTGTGCGCTCGCTTTCTAAACCCGCGCTAAGAATAAATTGCGTGTATGGTCGCTTTAAGTTTGGGTTGATTTCCATAAATCGCACTGCTGCAATGTAAATGTCATAAGTATTGTTTAACCACAATGCAACATTCCATGTCTGGCGGTTCTTCCAGCCTTCGTAACCTTTTGGATCGTAACCTGTTGTGCCATTTCCGTTTGCTTGCGGGTCTGATAATTTCATGCTGTCTGTCCCTTCAAACTCATATCGTGAATGTCTACACACTTTGTGCAGATCAGTGAGCGCACTTGCTCTCCATTGTCGTATTTGAACCAGCGATACGCCAACACTCTTGCTGGCTTACCGCACATCTCGCAGCCGATCATGACTGCACCTTGGCAACGTTAGAAACACGCCCTTGGATCCCGTACAGGCGTATTGCGTCATTGACGTCTAGCCAAATCTGATCTTTAGCCAAACCGACCAACAGTGACTTGCTTGTGGTTGTCTCGCGTCCAATGTATTGCGTCAATTCTGTTTCAATCTCAACTTCAACCTCAACTCTAAACTTAGTCATTACAGCACCACGCATTCGGTCATGCTGTCAAAGCACCAGCCAAGAAAGTCTGCTTGAGGTGAGTCAATACCAACCCACCACACGTTTGCTGCAACCTGCCACAGCAAAAACAAGCCAACAA